GTCAAAATAAAATGATCGTAAAGTTCCTGTCGTATTTTGAATTAATGGTTTTAATATTATATTTGGTAAAAGATTATTGTCTTGGTCATATGCTTTAATTACAGCAGTTGTATAGTCAGAACCTGGCTTTAAAATGTTCACAGCTGTAATTTTCTGGTTGGTGATAGTAGCAGTTATAGATGCACCAACGCCATCTCCGATTACATCTAATCTTGGAGTTTGAATCAATCCAGAGCCACCGAGAACTACCTGTACAGTAGAAATACCTGTTGATGATAGTGGAACTTCTTCAAAATAAAACTCGCGAAGTATTCCGTCATTGTCATAAGCTGTATATGCAGGACTCGAGCTTATTCTATCTGCACCTGTTGAGCGCTTCAGCTCTGTATAAAATTTGATAGTATAATTTCTAGAAACATCTAAAACAGGGGTTAAACGTTTTTCAATTTTTACTTCAATGTCATTACTCATGATAGATGGATGAGCCATATCAACCTCATGCATTAATCTAGAAACTTTGAAATATGAATTAAATTGATCAAGATTAGTATTTGCATAATTATTAATGCGAGTTCGAATAAGAGTTGAGAGTTCTCCAGGTGTTAATGTTGTTGCTGTTGGATCATATGTTGCTCGTACATCTAAATTTAAAAAATTAAAATCTGGATCAATAAATTCTGGTGTAACTGTGAGAATGCTAATTGGATTAATTATTTCATTTAAAATAAAATCTTTTTCAGATCTAGAGATTTCATACCCTGCTGCAGGTTTTGCAGAAATGAAAACTTTTCCATATACTGGTGGTAAATTTTCTTCACCGCCCCATACATTTACAGCTTCAAATGATGGATATCTTTGTTGAATTAGAGCAATATAATCATTTTTTGTAACAGCACGACCGTTTGATGCAAATGTTTTTGGTGCTAAATTTTTAATACTCTCTATTGTTTCGATTTCAGCACCACCAACAGCAACTTGATCTACAACAATTGTTGCATTAGTTAAACCACCAACAGGACTTAATAATTTAAATGATGATGCTTTGTTTGCCTTTATTCCATTGCTAATTAAATATGTTACAATAACTAAATTACCATCATCAAGTTTTTTACCAATTATATCGTCTCCGAAATAAATTTTATAATTACCATTAGATATTTCGTTTAGAAAAAATACTTTGCTATTTGCAGTAAGAGAGGAGGTGTTGGAAGCGAATGTAAATGTTCGCTGAGAAAGGTCGCCTGCAGATGTTTGCACAATAACCTCGAGTGTAGAGGTATCAATCTTTGAATCATTCAATGTAAATTCTTGTAGCGGATTAATTAGTTGGCTGTATACAAAAACTTGTGTAGATGGAGTTCCCTCAAAAATATTCAGGTCTGAGAATAAAAATTGATTATTCGCTTTCGAAACTGTAATTTCATCTAGATTTGTAAATGTATAGTTTACACCATCAAGAGCAGATGAAACAAATTGCGTAAATTTAGGCAATGTCAATGATGTGATGCTTCCAATACTTGGATTATTTGCTAATGTAAAACTTAAATCTATTCTTGCTCTAGAACTACGAGTTGAAGATGGCGTATAACCAAGCATTTTTGCATGAGAGATAACAGAGTCGCGAAGTGATGCCGTATCTAAAAATGATTCATTAGAAACCATATTCATATAAAATGACAGGTAATGTGTATTATATGACAATAGATCAATTAATTGAGATAATGCAGATCCCTCAAAGTCGTAATCTGAGAATGTATTTTGGGATCGTAAAAAATTCTTCAAACTTTCTTTAATTGTAAAGAAATCTGGATCAGAAATTATAAGTTTGCTTTCAACATTTGCCATTTTATCTTAACCTTTGCAAGAATAAGCCTATACTGAACGGAGTTGCTATGTTTAGTAAAAAAAATCGAATAGTAACATCGAATCCATTATTTTGAAAATTTGGTTCGACATTGATTAAATCGATTTGTATTCTACGTTCAAAATTTTGAAGAGCATTAAGTATCTCATCTTTAATGTTAGAAGCTGTCATATCATCTAATGGTTCGAATAATAACGAATATACTCCGCTACCAAATTTAGGGATAAAGCGGCGTTCTCCAAAATTAGTTAAAATTATATTTCTAACTGAACTACTAATCGCATGCTCGTTTAATTTTAGCGTAACATCTTTTTTTACTGGATGTTTACTAAAATTTAGATCTAAATCCGAAAAAATTCGAGTCTCTCGCTGCATTTTTATTCCTCTATCCGTTATTTAGGTCTTAGATGGACGAACAATTGTAACGATTGGACAACCTGCTGCAGTCACTATCGATACGTCTCCAATACGACCATCACCCAGATTTAATTGTGGATCAGGTGGTTGCACTGCTCCCACAAATCTTAATGCAGAGGCTATATTATCATACACAAAATTTACATGATCATTAGCCCATAAAACAACATCTCCAGCTCTTGCATCTTGTGGGTTCACACGAACAAACCGATAGTCGTCAATACGAAGTTCAACATCTCTCGAATATGGAGTTTGAACATATCGATATCCATTTTGTTTTAATCCAAAATTAACGAATGCCATCGCCCAGTTAGTTTGATCGCTTAAAGTCCAATATTCTCGTGTGAACCCTAAATTTCTCCATAAATCGATTATATTATGATTTGATGGTTGTATCACCTTTGATGTTTCAACTCCAGTTTCTCTCCAATAACCCTTTGATGCTAAATCAAGCTGCTTGTCCAGCCATTTTTTTATATCTGCTGTTTCGTTTAATACAATTATGCTCTTTCCAACAATATTTTTAAGTATACGATCGGAACCTGATTTCGGGGCTGGAGCAATGAATTGCTTAACATTTTTAAAGGCTGCTGGAAATTTATATGGGTCAGCTTGATACTTTTTCAAAATATTAGTATTTTCTTTATTAATTTCAGCTGAAAATCTTACAACTCGATCTGCCTCTAAAAACTTCTGAGATAAAGTAGGTGAACCACGTTTTACAATTGATGTTTGTGCTATTGATGTTCCTGTGTTGCTATGTGTTGCAGCCATAATTGTAGAGGTCTGTGCTATATCAAATTTAAGAGTGTTAGCCTTTATATTAAACGAATCAGCAACAGAAAAATTAACATTTCCGCTAATTTTTGCATTTAAATCGTTTTCTATTTGTAGATTACAGTTACCAACAATTCTAACGTTAGTGTTTGATTCTAATACGATATTGACCATACCTGCGACATATAAATGATCATCACTCATAATAAGTTTATAATTATTTTTAACAATCTTCTCAACCTTTGTTCCGCTCGGATACCATTCAACAAAACTTCCTGCTCTATGTGCAATGTGTACACGCTCCATAAGAGGTGTATCATCCATTTCAATAACATGCCCTGATTCAGTTTCTGTTACCTTATTAAATGGATATTCTGTAGAATTAATTGGATTGGGTTCAGCCCAAGATTCATCATTGGCGCCTAATGCATTTATCAAAGAACGTTCTCTAAATTTTTGAATAATTGTTTTATCGGTATTTGTTATCAAATCACTTAAAGTTGATTTCCCTAGATCATCAACATTTGGATAATTTAATGACTTAGCGTCACTATCCTCTGATAAATTTGATTCAAAAACCTGTACCCCAACACCAGAGCCTGCGACAGTCATTGGTGTTATATTTGTTAGAGTGTTTGCTCGAGCCGCGATTACTTCGCTTCTGGGGATCGATTTGAATAAATTTGCGGCAGCATGCGCTAAACCATCTTCACTTCTGATATATTTTCCTGTTGATGATCTAAGCATGTCAGCACTTAGGAGTTGAGATGCACCAACAATATTGTTTGAAATAATAGCTGATTGAACACCCGACTTTCTGAAGTCTGTTTTGGTGCCCATATGATATGCATTAAGAGTCAGACCAGCTTTTTGTGTGGCATTAAGTGTATTCCAAACATTGCTCTCAATAGAAAACTCAGCGCGTTGTAATGATGAAATCACATCTAAATTTAATAGTGCTCGAGCCTGAACTTCAGTAATAGTTGTATTTGCGCCATTTAAACCACGAATAATAATCGTATCATTATTAGGAATATCGATAAATCCTGTATTAATCTCGCTCTGAGTAAATTTATGACTATAACCAACAATGTTTTGCTGATCATCAGTAAGTGATGGTTTTGCACTAAGAGAAAGTGGAAGATGTATGATAATATTATTGATTACTAATTCTATAATGCCAACGCCATCATTAACAATATTTCCACTTACATTTGTATAATATCCAGTTTTGGACTCAGGATAATCGATTGAAGATGGTTTTTGTGGTGAGTTACGAATTTGTTCAGCGTTTCTTAAATCATTAAACCCAATATCTTCTATTTTAGGAAACTGATTAATTCCAGGTAAAACACCTAATATTGCTGGAGATTGACTATATGAACCATCAAGGTAAAATCCAATTACATATTCACCTTCTTTGGGAGTTGAGAACGTTCCACTATTATTAATCGAATACACAGGAATAGCCCAAGGTAAATCCTCTGATGGAATGAGATTTAAATCTGAAGTGTGTATTCCAAATATGCGAACACGACATCTCCCGAGTTTCTCAGGGTCATTTCTGTCTTCAACAACTCCAATCCACCATTGGAATCCATCTTGACCAATAAAATTTTTACGAATTTTCATGAGTTAATCGCTGTGCTCCAATTTGTATTAGTAATTGGATTTATACTGAAATCTATACTAGATGAATCTTTACACAACTGCGCATAACAACAATATTTTGTATTTAATAATTGATGCCTTAATCCTGTTATTAGATATTTACCAGACAAATATTTGTCTTCATTTAAATTTTTAACCTCTGTACTGGCATCATTTGTTGGGATACTAATATAGACAATGTCTCCGACAGACAATGCACTATTACCAGGAATATCGATGTGCAATCGTGTATTGTTTAATAATGCGAGCCTAGAAGCTCTCATTAGCAGCCATCTATTCATAAGATCCTCTTGAAAAGCTGGAAACATTCGAATGTATCCAGATGCTTGGTCAATAGATGTTCCCATTCGATTTTTAGCCAAATTATACGGCAAAAAATTGTTTAAGGTTTTATATCGACTCTGAGATATCGACATTGCTTCACCCTCAACATTTCTATTCAATAAATCAAGTTTTATTAATTGGGAAAAAAATGCACCGTTACTAATGCTATCTAAAGCGTCAAACACTTGCCTAAATTCCATTTCATCTAATTTATTTTGTTGTGATTGAATATTCTCAAAAGATTGCATATTTTTCGCAGAATAATATAATTTTGTTTTAGGTTGTTGTGAGTATATTGTGCTTAATGATATAAAATTATATCCATTAACACTCTCATAAAAGAAAAATCCTGGTGATAAGCCAGAGGTATCTAATGCAAAAGATGATATCCAATTTATTGCTTCCAACGGTCTTAAATTTGGAACTATAAGTGGATTTTTTTCAGGAGCAAGCAATAATGTCGATGCTTCTATATTTTTTGCTTGAAATTTTTTATTTGGAATTTTTAAGTAATCATTTGCGATATTAATTACAATATCAGATAATCTTGCTTCTTTGTAAGACCTTGATACAAAAACTTGCTGGCTTAACAAAAATTCTTCTGAGCAAAAATGAATTTTATATGTGGCGCTTGAAGTACCACGTAAACCATACTCACTTATTTTATATATTCGAAAAACTTTTTGAAATTTTATGTTACCTGGAGTTTTGAATACAATTGAAATAAACTCATTACCATACATATTTAATCGAGTAATAATTTCACTCGAATCAGTTATATATATATCACCATTCATAACATTATTAAAAAGGTCTTCATATATATTAAGTTCAGTAAAAATATAATCAATACCAATAGTGATTCCTGCAGAGTTAATAATTTTTAACTCATCGAGTATAAAATCGTATGGTGAAAGCGCACCATCTACAGAGGATTCTCCACTTCCATTTATTACCATTTTATATTGCCGTCATTAATGATGAAAATTGATTCTCTATGGTGTTTATAATGGAAGAATTTGGAATAATAATTTTACGTCTATTTTCATTTAATTCTAACTCATAATCATAAATTGACACTGGAGCGATTGTTGTGGACACAGTTAGAGTTGTATTACTTCCATCTATTGAACTTATCACATTAAAGGTATTAGAGTATGATGTATTTGTATTAATTGCAACAACATTTTTTGTTGCATAATTATATGAGTTTGCAGTCACTCTAAATTTTCTTGTCTCACTAAAACTTGGATTATCAGCTGTTCGACGCACCTCTGTTGCTTGGAAATGACTGGTTGTATTTGAAGCCCATTGATATCCATCTAAATTATTTGTAATACCAATAATTGAATGCGTTTGCGCCGAGGAAACTCCTGAAATATTTCTACTGTTTGCTAGCACTTGTGTAGGGAATTTAATTTGCAAAACTTTAGTACCAGAATTATATGCAACAACTTTTGCCTCCATTGTCGATTCGACATATGTAGATCCTTGAAATACGACTTCATCAACAGTATAATTTGAGGGATATGACTCAGTTGTGTTCAGACTAACAGTTAAAGATGCATATTTTTGTTTAATGTATTTTTCAAAATCAAAGGGACCCATTGCCCAATCAAATTGCGGATCAATAAGTTTATTGGCCAGTAAAATAATCCATTGTTTTTCTGGATCACCATACACTCGATGCGCTATTTGTTCTGGAGTTTCGCCGCCTTTTATCTCATACTTAAAGTATAAACTAGACTGTGTAATTACAGATTCTAAAAATTTTATACTTGTAGTAATATCAGGCACGATTTTTGCATCGTTACCTTCTTTATTAATCGAGTAAAATACT